TTACGCTGTTCGGAGAAAGTGATAAGTCTCCAAATTGAGCAGATATTTTTCCACCATCTTTAAATAATAATGACCCTGTAAGTTCATGATTATTATTTGCATCTAATGTTAATTTGTTATTGGCATCGGCGTCAATACCACCCGCAAAGAACATAATTTTTTGGTCTTCTGTTGCGTTTCCGATGTGCAACATTTGACCAGTAGAGTACAAGTATGCATCATTTGCCATACCAACTTGATTTGGTACGTTATATACACTACTGTTGATGCCCATGTTTATGTAATTTAACTCTTCCGTACCGTTGTCTGCTGTAGCAACAAAGTCAGCAGACGCTTCAGTTCCAGAATTTTGATTTGTTAAATTAATCTGACTGTAATTGTTTACATTACTGACCGCAGTAACCAAGTTGATAGATGATGTATTCAGTGCACCAACGTATAGTGATTCTGGGGCACCTGCGGTAATACTGGTAGTGTTGATACCCACTGTACCAGTACCGTCAATATAGACACGTGCATTATTTGATGCATTTTCACCACCAGCAAAGATGATAACCTTTTTGTCAGGGGTTACGTTACCAATGAGAAGGTCACTTCCTGTCATGTACAGATAACCGTCTAATGCGTTACCCACACCATCGGTAATAGCATAAGTACTGGCATTTATACCAAGATTAATAAATCCTTCGGTTTCGGTTCCAATATCTGCGGTTGCAACTATATCTGAAGATGCCGTTTCTCCACCATTAAAATTCTTTATGTTTAGTTGTAGATAACTATCTACGTTTCCATGTGCAGAAATGAGATTATATGAAGTACTACCCGACGAAGCGAATACACTCAGAGTATCTGGAGCTTCTGGAGTATGTTGAGTAGTTGCACCTAAAAGAACACTTGACCCTGTTTGATATAACAAACTGGATGTTAATGTAGTATCATTACTCCAAAGAGGTATATAATTTTCAGTTCCCCCACTTACGCCCGCACTAGTAGGTGCCCAACTTGCAGATAATGCGGTATACGCATACCCCGCAACATCAGCATAACTATTAAAGGAGCCGGTACGAAGCGGTGAAACACTATTTGGAACAATATTAACATTATACTGTGAACCTTCTTCCAATTTAACTGTAATGTTAGGAATCTGTGCAGTTAAATTTTCATCCGAAGCTTCACGTATAATAACTCGTATATTTGGTATACCAGTACTAAAATCTGTCATGTATTATCTCGTAGACGCGGGACGAACCACAAAATATCCTTCAAGAACTCGTCGAGTAATAGAACCACTGGTCATTTTAATATCATACACATATTTTCTTTGGGTAAGATTACTTGTGTCAGTAGGTGTAAGCTCTATGTAAAAACTACCAGATGTTTGTGGAGTCAATTTTGTGATTGTGAATGATGCCGCTAATTCCGTAGTCGTGTAATTTTCTCTAACTTGACCTACGAAAGTGTAATCGGTAATATCTAAATATCCTCCGGTGTCTGCATTTTCTACAGTAGCAAGTACTTTAAAGGTTTCACCTTGACCAATATTGAATTCAGTGATTTCTGCCATAGTTTTTTCTCGGAAAAATACGTCTTACTATAAGTATCATAAATTCTTGGTATATAACAAAAAACCCCACGTTTGACCGTGAGGTTTTTGTATTTTTATTGTAGAATTAGTAATTGAGGATACAGTAATCTGGTTGTACCGTCAATGAAATAGAAACGGGATCATCTTTTTCCCATGCCATTTCACCAAATTCAACTTTAGTGATTTGTGTTCCCTTCAAAATCCATTCTTCAACTTTATCGCCCACTGGTCCGAGGACATTAATAATAATATCCTTCTTATAGAATTCTGCATATCCATCTCGGCCGGTGACTGATTCGTGGTGAAGACGGACCCATTCCATCACTGCTTGTGCGCCCGATGGAACTACTGGATCGTATAATTCGAGTACCATTTCATCCCACACCGTCTTTCCCTTGACATAGCGTTGGAGATTGATGTGGTCCAAACGCTTCTTTTCTTGGGTAATCTTTGGACGGTCTGCTTTTTTGATGAGATACGCAGGTACACCTTCGATATACATCACATACCGATTTTGAGTTTTTGGCTCAAATGCGGTGAAAAATAGTTCTTGTTCATTGACCAAATTTGCCATATGGCTCTCCAAATATAGATTGGTACTTTAAATAAATAGTGGTTATTGAAAAAACTGATTAGATTGTATCGAAGGTTGCACCAGTTGGGAGAATGTTGAAATCCAACTTGATGAATTCTGCGGTACGAGTTGGTTGGAGATAGATTGCACCAGCCAAAATGTTACGGTCAATGATGTCTGGTGTATTATTAGTTTCATCCATTACCACACGGAATGATGTTAATCCAGAACGTTGTTGAATACCAGCGAGATATGGATTGACGATGTTCAAGAAGCGGTTACGTGTTGCTTCGGTATTTTGTTCGAAGACCAAGTAACGTGCTGAACTTGCGATGAACTTCTTGACGGTGATAAGAAGACGACGAACGTTTACACGGTCAAGTGCTGAAGCGCGACGTTGAAGTGTCTTTTGCCCCCACACACAGATACCTTGTCCTGGGAATTGTGCGATTGGGTTGACCTTTGATTCATACAATTCGTCACGTTGTGCTTGATTTAATCTGGTCTTAACGCCGACTGCGCCTGGAATTCCACCACGATTTAATCCTGCAGGTGCGAACCATTCTGCACCAACATTATCACTGTATGCGTAGACTTCTGGAAGTACTACTGATGGTGGTGCCCAAGTATACTTGTTGGTATTTGTATCTACGATACGAATCCAAGGATAGTATGCTGCAGCGTAATTAGTATCAAGAGTTTCTGCTAGACCAGTAACAGTGCTGATAGTTGCATCAAGTGTTGCTAAGTCGAGAAGATAGAAACAATCACCACGTTGTTCACAAAGGTCAATTGCTGATTGTGCGATATAACTGTGTTGTGAGTATAGAACGCCTGGGATGACCAAAAGATTGAGGTCTACACTATCTGGGTTACTGAGCGTGTTTAATGCTCTCTTATATTCTTTTGAACCAGATGCAGTTGCATTTGAAAGATCAAATCCTTGGGTATTTGTTGAAGTAATTGACCCACCTAGTGCGATATAACGTGCTGGGTTTAATCCATCGAACCCACTTTGGAGAGGAACTGTGAATCGACGATATGCTACTTGGTCACGATTGGTAAGTGAAAGTGGACTACCACCAATTTCGTTGGATGCAAGTGAACTACTGAGGTTAAATTCTGACCCAACTGTTAATCCGCCAACCGTTGGTGCGAGAAGTGATAGGTTAGTAGTCTTTGAGAAATCATATCCGTAATATGCGCGGGTGTCGATAGCATTTGCGTTATATCCATAAGTACTACCACTTAACCAACGACTGGTAACATATGAACCACTGGTAACTTGGCCAGAAGTGGTACTAAATACTGAGGTTAGTGCAGCAAATCCATACGGTACCGCATTTTCTGGAATGACACTATCACTCATTTCTACACGGATATACTTTGAGGTGTTTGGATAGTCACCTTCGTAATAAGTTTCGCCTGTTGCCGAATTATATGTTGGAACTGCGTTACCAATACGGCGTGCGATATAATTTGGACTATCTGGATCGAGATTTAAGTTGTCGTAACTTTCAAGAACATTCGTTGATGTGTCAGTATCGGTGAAGTCACGGACGAGTAATGAGAATGAACCATAATTACTATCTGGGTCAAGACTTGGCGAAATACCAGTAATAGAAATTTTAATTTCTTTATTTGCCGCAGTTCCATCACTTAATGTATGAACTTTGAACAAATCAGTACTTGCTCCTGCGATTGGTTGTGAACGAATCCAAGGAGTAGTTGCGTTATCGTATTGAGTGTTGAGTGCGAGTGACGCAGTAGTTGCACTGAGACTTACTGTATCCCCAGCCTGTGCAAGTGCATCTGGGAAGATAGCGTAGACATATGCTGGATATGAAGAATCACTTTCTGCGGTGGTTCCAAAGTAGGTACCAATAAAGGAGTTATTACCTTCAATTGCACTTAAATTACTTGCCGAAGTGTGTAAACTGTTTGAACTACTGATTACTAAACCAAAACTTGCGGTGGTACCTAAAAGACTGATGTTTGTAAGACTACTTCCAGATACGGTTGGGTGAAGAACTGCAAATAATTTAGTACCGAGCGAACCAGTAGCGAAGATGGTTGCGGCGGTAGTAGTGTATCCGGCTAATCCAAGAACACGAACGATAGTCGCACTTCCTGCTTCTTGGAGGTAGTTTTTAACTGCATAACTCATGTAAGAGGTACCGTCTGGTTCGCCGAAAGTCGTGACGAACCCATCGATACCATCTACCGAAGTAGGAATAAATGCTGGTCCTTTAGTGGTTGGACCAACAAACGCCGCACCAATTTGAGCTACGCCTTGTGCGAGGAATGTTTGGTCGCGTTCTTGTGTAAAGACACCAGGCGACACGATTCTTTCTGCCATACGGTATTCTCCAAACTAAATTTGTTTATCTCTCTGGGGTGAATTCGCCGGTTTCAAAATTAATTGACCCGACACCATACTTTTCCGATAACCGATTAATTAAATCTTGTTCTTCTGTAAGTAAACTTTTAAATAGTTTGGCTTGCTCACCAATCTTTAATTTTAGTTCTGCGATATCCAGTTCCAACATTTCAACTTGAAGTTGGAACTGGCCAGTGTCGGAGACTACCGTTGCTAACTTATCACGCAAAACGTTAATCTCGTTTAATTCATCTTTGGTAATTTCTGCCATAATAACCTCTTTTGTGTACAATACAACTCGTATTATAAATATCTGTTTTTTTACCTAAACATCAATTATTCACTTTCTATTTCGGTAAAAGTAATAGTTTTTTTAGTAGAATACCGTTTTCGTGTGGTAAGGGTTCTATTATTCTGTTTATCTAACATATTCTCAGGCAACAAATATGCGTAAATAGTCATATCAAATTGAGTTCTTACCATGCGGTCTTCTGATGTAGGTAGCTCCGTCAATGGTTCGAACGATTTAACCGAAGTACGGAATTTATAGTTATTTTGGTCACCCCAATATTGGTCCGTTTCAAACGAAATGTTTTCTACCACTGCATTCATTTGTTCCATATATTCAGTCCAAATCATACAACGGTATGTTATTTCATAATAATCTGGAAGGGTGGTGGTCAAATATTCACGACTTGGGGTAATCTTATTTTTAACAGCAAATTGGTCATACGGAGTCCGTCTGTTCCATCCAGTTTCAAAAGTCCTTTCTAAATATTTGTTGACCGGAGAGTTAATAATAGATTTTTTCATCCCAGTTCTACGAATCATAATCATTGGAAGTTGAATTTTTCCAATAGAATCTCTCATAACACCATCACGTTGTGCTGATTTCCAACGTTCAGGATCACCGTAAATAACAGGAACCTTAACTTCATTTCCGTTTTGTGTTACTACAGGTTTAATACGTTGATTCATATATTGAAGAATCGCATTATCAATAGTAAATAACGTTACCGCTATCGGCGGCGTGTTACCTAGTGGGATGTCATTTGCTCTGTTTTGTACAACTTTTTGCTGTTGTAAATCTACTTTTTGTAATACTGGTTCTTTATATTCTGGGTCGAAGTTCATACTTGCGCCTCTTCTATATCAATACTTGTACGACGAGTCAAGTGTGCCATACAAATAATTGCGGTATTAAACCCTGGCTTACCTGCGATGAGTTGTGTTTCGGTGATATTATGAATTTCGTAAAAGTGATTATTGTATCCAACTATATCACCTATTTCCGGATACGTATTGACTTCTTGAAGCATACGACGAGCAAATCTAAATTCGGTTTGTTGGTCTTGATTAACCCCAAACCCTTCTTCTTGTACAACTGTGTTTTTGTCATATTTTACAATTGCATTTACAGTGACAGGAGTATAACGTGGTTTTGTTACACTTTCTCCGTAAATATTTACTTTTGCAGATTCTACTACAATTTTGTATAATACAACAGCCACATCCATCGTTTCGTCAATCAACTCACGGGTGATGTGTTGAATAAATTCGAAATCACGTTGTGTGACAAATCGTGCCATTGATTAACCTATGTAAATGAGAGTAGGAATATTCTTAAACACTTCTTGCATAGCCTTTGCATTTTCTGCTTGGCGTTGTAACTGTGCTTTTTGTCCAGTTTGATCAAGAGTTTCTTGCAATTCTTTAATAAGTTGTTCTTTTTCAGTTAATCCTTCTCGTCGAAGTAATTCGCCATCCAATTTAATTTGTCCGTCTGGATATGGAATATTTTCAAATTTTGAGCGGACGATACCAAGTAATTCCTTAGCTAATGCCAATGTATAACGGAAAATCCAAGTACGTGATAGTGAATTAGTGTTTGCATATACAATTTGTGTGTATGGAACATTTGTTAAATCACTTGCAAATTGTCCTGCACTTCCAGATTGATACACACTTGCTTGCTTATCAGACACTACCATATAATCAAAAAATATTGCTTTATTCTGTGTAAAAATAGGAGTAAATCTGATAACATTGTCAGAGATTTCAAATCCATATTGACTCTTACGAATCATATCATTGATTTCGATTGCTTGAATACGAAGTAAATCTTCATAAGCTGGCATCATCACGAATGTGACTGGCGGTGAATATCCGTCGAATCCGAATTCTGCCATCAAGTTTGTTAAGCCAAGACCCGTTGTTGCAAATGGGTCATAGTAACGTGCGATGGCTGGTGGCATATAATGGTAGACACGACGAATTTCTATAGCGTTACCACTTTCACTAACATCGGCCCATAATGATTTTAAATCATAAGATTGAGTATATGCGGAAGCCGATATGTATCCTCTCTTTACTTGAACATTTCCACCAGATTGCGCTTCTGTACCATAATCACTTGCAATTTTAATCATTTGTGGAATTGCCGAACCAACCACATTTGTTTGTGTAGCGGAATTTGCCGTAGGCGTACCTTGTAGTGTCATCATAAATTCACGTGCATTAAATTGATTGACTTGGTTGCCGTATGTTGTGATTGCTTCTTCAAAGCAAGCATAGATTTGTTTATCAATTAATTCCACTTCTACAACAGGATATCCTAATTTGCGTGCAACAAATTCTGCTGCCTTTGGAGCATCCGATTGGAATGAGGTGTCGCTATCAAAAAATCCGAATGGAGTAACGCCAACTGGATTTCTAGGAGATCCATCGTAAAAAATTGGTTCTTGTGTTTCCATAATATTCTCTATTAAGGGACTAGTAATAAATAGTTTTATTTAATGATTAACTCATATTTTGGTCATAAAGAAAATAAAAAGGGTGACCTTTCGGCCACCCAGTTTATTCTCACCGTTACTGAGAGATTAGACGTTTGTGAGTCCGTCGATAAGAATCTTACCGAAGAATTCAGGACGTACAACCTTCTTAGCGTAACGGGTCATCACGCCACGGCGTGGTGTGAAGTTCGTTGGGTCATAGACCAACGGAGTCATAATGAGAGGAATGTATGGTGCGTATACTGCGCCGGTTTCGAGGAAGTTACTTCCACGGAAGCCGAGGAGTACGATATTTTCCTTCATGTATGGGTTCTTGTAGATGGTGTAACGGTTTTGGAATGAACCAACCTTGGTTACGCCGCCTGCGAATTCCATCTTGTCACCATCGGTGCCAGCCATAAAGCCAGGGATGGTTTCAAGGATTGTTGCGACAGTTGGTGAAACAACTGCGAAGTTTGCACCACCACGCATGGTGAGTTGGTGAATCTTGTTACTGACCTTTTGCATCTTTTGACCGAGGGTTTGGTACCAGGTCATGTTGGTCCATGCAGTTCCAGTGAAGGATGATGCTGCGAATGCTGAACCGTTCCATACCTTACCAATTTCTGCTGACCAGTATTCAGTGGTTACTGATGGTGCTGCTTGAATTAACATATCAAGAATTTCAAGGTCGATTTCTGCTGAGATGTAATCACTCAACATTGCTGTTAATTCAGCTTCTGCATCAACACTGTGGTAAGCGTTCAAGTCTTGTGCAAGTTCTGGTGACCAGACTGCCTTCAACTTACGGGTCTTTGCTACGATGGTTTCTGAACGGAGTTCAAGATTCATTTCTGGAATTCCGATGTCTGAACCAGTTGTATCTTCGAAGTCACCACGTGCAGTGTCAGTTGGTTGTTGACTATAAGTTACTGCATTGATTTGGTTTCCTGCTGCTACTGCGGTGTTAACGATGAACACAACGTTTGCGCCTGATACCTTGGTGAATTCTGGAAGGACGAGTGCACCAAAGTCAACTCCTGAACCACTTGGTACGAATGAACGTACTGCGAGGAAATCGCCGCGAGTGAAACTTGAAGTTGCTACGGTGTACTTTGAAAGACTTGCAGTTGCTACGAAGTCTGCGTTGAAGTTTACATCTGCGAATGATGCAGATGCTGGTGTTGCTGTTAAACCAGTTAGTGATTGATCATTTACTGTGTAAGCGAAGCGACCTGCGCCATATAAGCCGCCGGTGTTTGAGTTACCGAAGGTACTGTATGGTGAACCGAGGTTATCACCGTAGATTGAGGTGTTTGCGGTTTGACCATTACGAGTGGTGCCGTACTTGAAGTCCATATAGAACACAAGTCCTGAAGGAAGGTTCATTGGTTGGACTGATACGAAGTTCTTACTTGCGATACTTCCGAAGACCTTACGGACTAATGGAAGTGCAACACCT